ATTGGTGATAATGTTAAAGTATTGAGTTGCCTCGTTACCAATACCGTTATCAAGTTCTTCAATAGGCTTGTAGTTACTAGCTGTGCCTTCGTCAGATAAACGACGATACACTAAGTTACCTGTCTGATTGTATAAGTCAACAATCTGCATAGGAGTCAACGCCTTGCCACCCTTACCGATAGGCACATTCTCTAACGCGCCAATCTCAATCATAATACCACGCGGACGTGCGCGTAACATCACGTTCTGTAACTTGTACCACGCCATCTGAATCTGGTCAGCGATGGCTTTCATTTGGCTACCTAATGAGTAAGTAACCATCTGATAGATGTTAGGCGCCACAACGTGGTAAGAAAGCGTAGTGTTAGTCAAGTCTGACTTAGCGCGCTTCATATTAGTAGCAAGCTTGCAGTCAAAGAAGATGTCGCTATCTACAATCCACTTACCTTGGTAAACAACCTTATAGTCAGTCTTAGAATATTTCTTATCTTTGCGACCTGGTTTCGCCTTAGCAGCTCTTCCCACAACAACGTTACCTTTAGAGTTAACGCGTTCCTCAAGAATCATACTGTTAACAGAGTAGAACTCTAAGTCTAGTACTGAGATACGGAATCCGTCGTAGTTGCGAGTCTGATTAAAGCCTGTGTTCTTAACAAGTGTAGGGTTCCCCATCTTGTTAGTATATTTCTCAGCAATCTGCTCGTATTGTTCTGCAGTAATCTGGTCACCAGCTAATTCTTTTAAGTCAGAGATTGTCATCTCCACTACCTCACCCATATACTGAACATCCTTGAATGATGGATTAGTCGTATAAGACATAACCATATTAGAAGGATTCACGCGACGGATTTTAATATTACCAGCCGCATCAAAGTATTCCTTGTATCCTGTAATACCAAAGTCGTGAAGGTCTTCAATCGCAAGCGCGCGCTCTTGATTAAAGTTGTTCATATTCAATACCAAGTCAATCGCCTGCTCCATCTCAATAGCCATTCTATGCTTATATGAGTAGTTCATATACATATCAAGCTCTTGCAATGTTGCCGCGTCGATATCAGCGTTAGGGATTAACTCAGGGTCAACACCTTGTTTCTCAAACTCTTCTTTAAGGATTAACTTAGCAGCGTTATCTGCGTAGAATTTATTCTTGTCGTCTTGAGCAATTGGGTCAATAGCATCTACAGAGATATTGAAGTCAGACTTCATTAATGTAGCAAGTGCAATACGACGGAACTTAGGGATAATAGGTAAGATGTCCCAGCTTATGTTGGCTGTTGATTGGTCTTCATTAGCAGTGGAAGATGGGTTAACTAACTTCTTATAGCGGCTAACTGACTGTTTACCAAGCATATACAACTTAATCTCGTGATAATTCTCACGTCCGTTGTATAACTGGTTAGGATAATAGGTTCCAAAATCTCGCCAAGCGGCTTTAATGTATTGTGCAATCCAATTCTTGCCCTTCTTTTCGTTTTCGACTAGGTGACTTGGAAAGTCCATATTCTTTGGTACATCTTTTTCCATCATAGCTTAAAATGGGAATATCTCCCTTATATCGTATATTTTCTGTTTTTGCTCTACTCTTTCACTAAACTTAGACTTGTTAGCCTGTATTAACGTGTAACCAGATGCCATCGCGGCGTCAAACTTGGTTGTCTTGTTAATATCAAACTTTAACCAGTCTTGCAATAATCGCATAAAGATAACCTTTTCTACGTTCTCTGTAATATAACTTTCTGTTACTTCTGCAATCTGCTGGTGAGTCTTAACTGTTGCAGAGATTCCATACTTTGTCGCGCCAGGTAATTTAACTAAAAATTTCTCATAGCCCCTGTACTCAAAGTACTTAATCAATCCAACTTTGTTATCCTCGGACAGTATCTCGCATCCAAAAAAATGACAAAGCTTAATCATATCCTCGTAGAATATCTCAGCCTTCTCTGGTCTGTTAAGATACTCAACTAAGAACGTCTCGCTAAACTCGTCTAGCGCATCATATCTTCTATACACATACGCAGCGCCATCTGACCGCTCCTTACTTGTCGTAATGCTATGGTCGAATGGGTCAACTGCTATCGCGTACTTCTTGCTCTGCTTAGGCACTTTCTTCGTACCATACTCCTCTACTTGGTTAAAGTTAGCGTAATCGTAAATGTTAAGTTTCTTGTGAACCAAGAACTTTCCATTAGATGTCTCGTTGAAGACAACCCGACTGTCACGCTCTGCTTTTTCCCAAACAAATTCTCCACGCAAATATAAATCTTTTTCAGCAATCCACGATATAGATTCCATCTGTCTATTAAGTGCCATCGCATCATACAAACAAGTGTCTGCCTCGCTAAAGAATGCTTCGCCAATAGTAAATGGATTCTTACGTATAAATGAAGCCAATGCACGCGGGTCAGACTCCAAAGCAGCACGTTCTGCCATATAAAACGCCTTAGACTTTTCTTCGTCAGCTTGACCAAACTTATCGTAGAATAAGGTCTTGTAAGCAGGCATAAAGTACTGGTACAGACCAGACTTTGTTCTACCGTTGGCGTTCTTCTCGTTCTGGTTAGATGCGTCCCATAACATCTTGAATGACTCGCCGCCATCCTCCATCTCCTCGACAGTTGTTGTATATAGAGCCTTGCCAATAATGTTCTCCTCTTGCTGCAGACAGAATTGTAAGACTTGGTGCCTGTCGTAGACGTCCACGTTCTTGGTCTTACCTGCCTCATCGCCTAGATAGCGATGTAGCTTCATACCGTCATAAGCAAACTTATCAGCCGATTTAAAAGTAATAGATGATTCAAGCTCAATCTTTTCAGCAAAAATGTCGTCAGTTGCACCTCGTTTGTTTGTTTTAAAGAATCTTAGTTCACCTTTGGGGGTCATACCCTTTTCAGTATCATATATAGGGACAAAGAAATCGGGTAAGTACTTGAATGGCATAATAACTCCCTTAGCAAATACGTTCTCCTTGGCGTCTTCAAAAGTCTTTGATTGGATACCTGCGTTCTTGTTCTTGCTTCTAGAGGTTAGCTCAAATAGGAATGCACCTGCTCTCATAGTCTTTCCTTGGCGACGCTTGGTAACCTCAACCATTCCTAGGCAATTAGGGTCTTGTACGCAGTACTCTAAGAACATAAAGAAGTCCCTATCTGTCATCCTGAAGGATGGATATCCCACGTCAAGTTTCCAGTGTACTAGATAGAAGTAATGTAGACCAGTAATATATGTCGCGTGACCGTTGTTGTAGAACCAGAATCCGTTAAGGCGTCTGTCCCACTCTTGATTGCGGTATTCCTGAAGCTCAGGATTAAAGTATCCAGGATTGGTCTTCTGGGTAGCAATCTCCTTCTTGCGCTTTGTCTCGTAGTCTTTAGGAGGTTCTGGTCTTTCCCAGTACTGATAGTCTTTCTTAACCGAGCGAGACATTATCTCACGCTTCTCCCATTGGTTAGTTATAATGTTATAGACATACCCATTTGGCGGGATATTAACCGTTATACCGTTTATCTCGTAGGGCTTGCCTTTAGGATGCTTTCTATACATTTGCTATTGCCTCGGGCGTTAGGTTAAGAATCTCACTCTTCTTCTCTTTAGTGTCGCCAAAAAGTTTATCCTCGTAAGCTTCAATGCGTTTAATGATGGCGTCGCACTCAGCCATTAACTTTGACTTAATCTCAAGCGCTTGCAGTTTATCCTTATCAGTCTTGTATGCGGTGATAGGAGACAACAACTCTCCTTGATACTGCCACAATACCTCCTCGTTAGCCGCTAGTATTGACCATACCTTGGACGATTGATAGCGCAGGTAGGAGTTTATATAGGCGAGGATATTATTGTCCTTTAAATCAAAGATGTCAGATGCATCTCCTTTAATGCCAGCCATCTCAGCAGCCTCCTCTTTACGCTCCTGTATGTTAGATATTTTTAATCGCAGCGGACTCTTCTGGTCGTATATCAGTGCAACGTAAATAAGAATCGGGATTTCCGAAGCGGGTACGTTACCAAATACCTGTTTGATAATTGGATTTTTTGCAAGGTTGCTATCATAGATAGGTATTGCAAGGTCTGCGAAATCTTCTTTGTTGAATAGTGCCATAATTATCAGCGGGCGGCGCGGCGTCCCAATCTTCTTTTTTTTCTTTTTGTCTTCTAAAGGAGCAAGCTCCTTTTTTTGTTGCAATATCGGATAGCCTTTAGGCTCCGCAATATAGTATCTATTAACCTTATTTATTATATTATATATTATGTGGTGTTTCTACACCAGAGGTATGGTGTTTTAGCACCAGAGGGTATGGGGTTTCTACACCAGAGGGGTACATCATAGTTTTGATGATAAAATGTCGCTTTGACGCACTGTATAGTACTCTTTGCCTTCAATCTTGTTTACAAAATTCGAGTTTTTGTTCAACAAAACTAGCTCACCAGGTGATACATCAAACTCAATTCCCTCTCCTACTGGTGCACCAATATACACTAGTCTAGCAAACTTAGTTGATGGCTTCTTGTTGATACCAATTACTAGTCCAGACGCCGATGTTATCGCTTCAATCTTTTGACCATCAACTTCAACGTGATTAAACTCTTCCTCAACCACCGTTTCACACAAAGTCCAGCTGCCAACAGGTAATATATTACCACTCCTAACGATACAAAATACCCAATAATAAGGTACTTTATAATAGTTCCCGTAGATACAGTTCGTTTCATCCGATGTAGTTAAGTAATGAAAGTATATAATATCTCCTACTTGCACATTCTTTTCTATCTCAACACCCTCTTCATTGTAAGCTTTACCGTCAGGCACAGCGATTACTCGACCATAGATTCTAGCGTAGTGTGTAGGATTAAATTCTGGGTCTATATGCAGCTTTAAATTACCGTATTCGACAGTGTCATCCATCGTTGCACCGACCTCAACCACAACCGTATTTGGTGCGGATTTTTTGATATCGTAAGTAAGCATTAATAATGTTTGTTTGGTTTGTAAAGGTAAAGATAGACAGATACCTACATATATCCAATTCTTATCTCCATATGTTTCCACTGCCAGCTTGCTTTAAACGCTGTTTTTGGACCGTGTGGGTGGATTGTCAGGGTTATATATATTACACGCAGGGTCGCGCGCGCAGACGACAAACGGGATTTTGCGATGGGGTGGGGTCACTTTCTCAAATCCAAATTCCAAAAATCAGCCTATTGTATATCAATGATACAATAAACAATTTCCAATGTATCACTTCGGCACAATGTACCTTGTCGGTGGTTGTTCTCTCCCTCACTCATTCATTCAGAAAGAAAAATATGCACGTGTTGTGTGAAAGAGAATGATTGTCTAGTGGTTTGCTAGGGTTGTTGTGTGGAATAATGCGCCATAGGATTAAATGGAGGGCGTATCTGACCTAAGGGAATAACTCCCTCACATCCATCCCCTGAGAAAAACCTCCCATTTTACTAGCATTCAATTTAAGGGGTCAAATCTTTGATTTAAGACATTTTCTTCTTCAAATGTCCATTCTATAAGCCTAGAGCGAGATAATGCAACAGGCGCAAAATGGGGGTATTTGATGGCGTATTATATAAGATGCATATCGGTAATATAATGCTGAAATATGGGGTTTTTTAGGGGTTTTATCGGCAATATATTACCTGTTAAAAAAAACTTTTTTTCGTCATTTTTTACCATTTTTGGGCATTTTTGAAAAATAAATCTGCGCGATTCTCAGAAACCATTGTACTTTTCGAGGAAATATTGGGGGTAAGTATTGACTCGTATTTCATTAAAGTATTATAATTGCCCATCGGTTCGCCAAACGAGGCACACCACTCAGTCCTGAGAATTTTAATGAGCCAATCGGCTTCGCCCTATACGAGGGCAACAATGCAGACCTCAGCGTCTGAGTTCTTTGACATAACGGAATAAGCAATGTGACACCTTCAATGGTGCGAGGTTCGAGAGACCCCATTGCGACACACTCAGTGAGACGAGTGTTAATGTATCAAATGACTAGCCCAAGCGTAAGGGAATTGGCAGAGGCTCGCAACCTCTCCTAGTCACCAACTTTCAACTTTCCCTTTCGGTGTAGGTAACCGAATCAAATCTTATGTTACAATCAGCACAAAACTTAGTAAAATTTGTAAAGTCGGTTAAGCCAAACGAAGATGCAACGATTAGCTTATCAGTAAGAATCGATTGCGTTGAAGCGTTCTTTTACTTGCACGAAGGCAATGGTCGCGAGGTGTTCAATAGATTAATCATTCTGCCTTCGTTAGATTTATCAATAAATGGAGATAATTCTGATTATATTATTCTAGAAGGCATATTCGATGATTACAAGGTAAGAGTTACATTCTTAAACAAACGCTAATCTAGCTTGGAGCAAGGAGGGGTTCGATTCCCCTTCTAGATTCTATTATTCAACTACCCCTTGCGGTGTAGGTAACCGCGACACACATTATGAGAAAGTTATTTAATCAAGCAATCGAATTGACTCAAGAGGAAGCAATCAACCACATTCGTCGCGAGTATAATCCCCGCATTTGGAAGCGCGAGATTGAAAGCTACGCTAAGTATGATGCCAAATTCTATGACTTAGGCAAGGGACGTAGCGAGTATTCTCAAGGCGAAGTAGGGGTTGTATATGAAATCGAAGGTGTTCGTCAGTTTAGAGTGGTGGAATATTCGGCAAGCCTTAGCGCATACGATGGAGTTGGTCGCGTATTCATATCAGAAGATGGCGTTCATTTTGAGAAGTTCAGAAACGCTGAAGGCGAAGAGGGTTATATATCCTACCGCAAGAACATACCATTCCTACGTAGAATGTGCAACAACTTCCCATCGTTTAACATAGGCTTAGCTAGTCTTTAATAAATCTTTCAACTAAACCTTGCGGTGCTTAGGTCAACCGCTTACAAATCTTATGACATCATTACAAAAATTCTTTTCACTATTATTATTAACGCTATCAACTGCAGTATTGGCTATGAGTATATACTTGGTAGACTCAAGAGAGTATAGCGCAGATAACCTAGGGGCTATCATTGTGTTCAATATCCCTGTTGTAATGTCAATTATCTTATCACTTAGCATCTTATTTAAAAACAAGTAATATGAAGACCTTAAACAAAGTAATCGTCTACTTCCTAGGTGAGGAGGCATCACAAGACAAGGGTGAACTAATCACCGCTTTATTAATCGCATCCCTATGCGCTTTCCTTTTACCATTACTTTAATCTATCACGCTCAACTTTTATAAACACACACTATAAACACACACTATTATGTCTATTTCAAAAACAGCAAATCGCCAAATCAACACGTTATTAAATTCTAATAGCGCATCGTTCAATGTCAAGTCAGTTCCTACGCTAGACAATCTATTAGAGCGCTCACGCCACGACAATGTATTCGTAGACAACAAAATCGTACAAATGAATGACCTACTAGGTATGCCTACAAGAAAGGGTCTAGAGCAAGGTATCATATGCGGTGGCACACTAGTTAACGTAGTGTCTAAGTCTTATGGACACCTGCCTAATGAGGTATTCTTCCTAGAAGCGGAGCGCAAGCTAATCGATGCGGACATCTACTACAAGTCACGCTCTATCAACCGCGACAATCGCTCATTTGCAGTGGACTATATCCTAGCAGATGACCGCTACAAGATTGAAGTTAAGGGAGACCAAGATATCCTATTCCCTATGCTACGCTTCACTAATAGTTACGATGGGTCTAATAAGACTAGTGGTTCATTCGGAATGTATCGCAAGGTATGTGACAATGGTTTGTGTATCGCTCAAACTGAGATTGGATTCAGCGTTAAACACACAGGGTCAATTGCTGAGATTGTGTTGCCTAAGCTAGGAGAATTGGTAGAGAATTTTATGGACAATGAATTCTTTAGCCTTAAGAAGAAGTTCGATATCCTTGCTGAGGCGCGTGTCTTAAATGTAGAGAAGTACATCCAAGATGTTAATAAGAAGCTAAGCCTTATCAAGTACGAATCGTCTGACAAAAACCCAGCGCCTAGCTTGAACGCACGTTTCATCCTAGATGTAGTGAAGCGTGAGACTAAGGTGTTAAACACTAAGCCTAACAAGTGGATTGTGTACAATGCTTTCAATGAATTGTTACACAACAAATTGCAGAAGACTTTTGACCAACAAAAGACTATTGATGAGCGCTTGTTTGATGTCATCTTAGCTTCTTAATAGATTATCTAATCTTATAATACCTTGCGGTGTATAGGTCAACCGCATCATCTTATGAACGTCAGAGAAATCCTAGAAACCAACAATGACTTGCGCTCACGCTATGCGCAAACAATCAGAAACTTTTGCAAGGAACGTATGTATTCTAATTCGGGTGACAAAGAAGCGCCCGCTATTAGAAACATTCTAGACATCTTCTTTTGGATGGGAGAAATCTCAGAGAAGCAAATGGATTGGGTAGTGAAGTACGCTACCAAGAATCGTATCACTTTAAATTAATAGCGATGAATGTCACTATCAACATTTTAGAACTAGCAAGCGAACTTGCTGATAAAGAATTAAGAGAGAAATGGGACTATCGTGATGGACAAATAGACATCGAAGATGGGCAAGGCGGTATAATGTATTCAGAAGCCGCACAAGAAATTTTTAATTTATTTTACGAGGATTATTATACAATCATATTATACAATCGTAGACCAAATAAAACAATGAGCACTAACACACCTTACGAAAAGTACAATTACGATTTCTTTATGTTCAGTAGAATAGCTACAAGAGCATACCTTACGCGCACCGAAGAGGCAGAACATCTAGACATCTTCGTGCAATTAATCGACCTATACGAAGACTTTGTTAAGTCAGATTTCAACGATGTAGATGAAAAATTAGAGGCTTGTATAGAACAATATGTAGCTAACTTAATAGACTAACCTTATGACAAAGCACGAAGCAACCAAAGACCTAGCAGATAGATTGCTAGAAGAATTACGCACGAAATTAGCGGACAGAATGTACACGTCCGATGGCGGAACTAATGGAGAGTTCTACGAAGAGTTTACTTTAATAGATGACATTCAAGCGCTTATCAGCGCACTAGACTAAACACATATGAATCACGAAGACTTAGCCCACCTAATGTGGCTACTAAACAACAACAAGTAATGGCGAATCAACGCGAGAAAATTATCAATGCGATATTAGATTGTCGCATTAGCCCCGTGGAATATCGGGAGATGGAACACTTAGCAAAATTGTACACGGATGACCTAGTCGACGTGTTGATTAACGAATTGTATGAACTACATAAAGCCTTGGAGGATAACATCTCTAAGGCTAATGTAGAGAATCTTAAACTATTAGAAATTATAGAGAATGGCAACACACTTCAACGTGATAATTAATCCTTTCAAGCAAAGGATGTGCGTGTATGCTCGCGTCAACAAGGTTGAATGCGAGACCCTAATAGATTATCTAGAACTAGACGAATGGCATTCCTTCGATTTTAATGGTAGGTTGTATGACCTACATCTATTGTATGAGGAGGATGTATCGGTTAGTATATATGACGCGACTGATGGTCATCCTTCAGACTATAACGCGCCTTGCCTTGTTAAATTAACTATCAGAACTAAAGATGAATTCTAAGAACACCTACGTTGACCTATTAGAGGTCATCATAATTATTTCAGCAATATGCTTAGCTTATTATTTAATTGTATTATAAAACCAAACAAAAAAATGAAAAATCAAAAAGAAAAAATCGAATTTAATCAAGACTTGTACACAATGGGCATCTATGATGCTTATATTACAGACAATGACGAACACCCTTTTGAGTTGACATCGGTCAAGAATGAGTATGCTATTGGATGGGTTGGCGACGTAGCATCGGGGGCTCACATCAGTAAGTTATACCTAGCTAAAAGACCACGCAAGGTGTGGGTTCACATCGTAGAGTCTATAGATGGTGCGCTATTCCCTAAGTTAACTGAGTACCCAGACTATACGCCTTACAAGGGAAGTGTTATTCTTAAAACATATGAAGCAGAAGTATGAGAAAGATATCGAATGAACTAGTAGTAATCCTTATTGGATTTGTATGCTTGGTGGGTATAGCAACAACGCTATACCTATCAAGAGATACGGGTAAATATACCATAAAGACAGAGTTCAGCACCTATTGCGCGGACACTTTTAGGGTCTATGGGCACGGGATAACCTTCACATCAAAGGATGGTAAGGTAGTAGTAACACAAGGAAATTTTGAGATAATATTAAACAAGAAATAATTATGGCAAAGTCAAGTTCATCAAGTGGTATTGGATTCACGGGTCTATTAACCATCGTATTCATTGTATTAAAGCTGACCAAGTATATTGATTGGTCGTGGTGGTGGGTGTTGTCACCTATCTGGATATCTATAGTCTTATTCTTTGTAGGGTTTGTTTTTTTTATGCTTGTTAAAGCGTGGTTTTTTTCTAATCAAAGAAGATAATGCCAGAATTTACTGCAGAGGTAGAGATATCTGAATGGGAGTATGTGCGGGAGTGCACGACATCCGAAGTAACAAGACTAATCAAAGAGATACAAGAGCAATACGAAGAGGTATGGGAGTATGAAGTAAACAAATGGGGTGCTGAGTTCAATGCACCCGACACGAGTTCGCTTGCCACAACAGATTTCTTTGAGGCACTACAAAAGATTAGTAAGAATCACTTAAGATTATCATTAGAACAAGAAGAACAAATTTTAAACATAGCTAAAACATTATAACATTATGAGAAAAGTAGTAGGAACATATTTAGGTAAAGAATCAGGTCTTAAAAAAGAAATCTACGAGGTGTATAATCCTAACGTAGACACAAGCAAGTTAATTCAAGGCGCGAGATACCTTGTTGATTACAGATTAGGTAGCAGGATAATCTCTGACTTTGGTGTATTCTTAGAAGGAACGCCAGACTTTCGTACATTAATCTTCACACACCCGCGAGAGATGTTTAGGACTATTGGTATTCCGACAATGAATATAAATAATCTAACATTAGTTGACTAATTAAAACTTATGTTGTACATTTGAATCGTACAATCGGATGAGGTGAAGTTGCGGTCATCTCATTCGGTATTCAAGGCAACTTGAACCGCCCCCTTACCTGCGCAACAAGGTTTGGGGGTTTATTTTTGTACTATGGAAGAAGAAGTAATCAATCCATTTGTAGGCGATGAACTTGAGATTATGTGTCATCGGGCGGTACTTAATATGCGCAAGGTTAATCTTGAGCGAGAGATAAGAGAATACTCCGCTCTATTTAAATATGCGCGACCTGAGATGGAATCATTTAAGAAGTTGTTAACCCTTGTAGACGATATGGTTGTAGACTTGAATGATGTAAACGAAAAATTAAAAGAGGCAATATGAATTTTATAATAATCCCTTACGATTTATTGGCGCGAACAGACTTGAACGCATCAGAAAAAAATCTGATGGGATTAATTCATAGTTTGTCAGCTAAGGAGGGATACTGCTTCGCAAGTAACCAATACTTAGCGAGCGCTTTGGGGATGAAATTAGAGGGAGTTAGAACCTGCTTAAATAACCTTGAGAAGAAGTCTGTTATTAGCAGAACTATCAAGAGAAAAGAGAATAACGAGGTTGATTACAGAGAGATTAGACTACTGACCCCTCTGGTGTCAGAACACCATACCCCTCTGGTGTTAAAACCCCATACCTCTGGTGTAGAAACACCACATAATAAAGAAACTAATATAAAAGTAAATAATAACTCTATTGAACGCTTTGAAGAGTTTTGGAATATCTACAATAAGAAGGTAGGTAAGGACAAGGCTAAGGCTAAATGGTCTAAGCTAAAAGAGAGAGAGATAGACGCTATATTTAAGGCACTACCTAGCTACATAGCTAACAGAGAGGTGAAGTATAGGAAAGACCCAGAACGCTACATTACTCACAGAGTTTGGGAGGATGAGATGCCGAGCGACACGCCTGCGCCTATTCCACTATCAGCAAATAAGATTACAGAAATCATTATACCAGACAACTTTTAACAATGGCAAGAATACACGACACACTACTGGAAGCAGACATCATTGCCTACCTATTAGACAAACCACACCTAGTTAAGGACGCGGTTAAGATTATTAGTGAGACAGCGTTTACTAACAACCTCCACAAGGACGCATACTTGGCAATGAGAGAGTTTTATTTAAACAATAAGGCGTACACTCGTTTTGATATTTTTAAGCCCATCAGCGACAGTTCTCGCTTCCTAGCGGATGAGCCTCCTAAGCTATTAACAATGACGCCTAAGACAACAATTGAGTTGACTTCAGCGTGTCAAGAGTTGAAGGGTCTAGAGCAGAAGAGAATTTATCAGTCAATATCTACTGAATTAGGTAGAGCAATAACAAATGACGAAGATGTATCTATACTTCAAAGCATCATTGAGCAAGGCGAGTCGTTGATTGAAACAAGTTCGGCTAGTAGTGAGATTTACTCTCTATCAGATGTCTATGAGAATGTGATGGACAAGCTACAAGTCAACGCGGGGAACGTTAAGTTTTCTGGTATTGATACGGGCTCTCGTAAATTAAACTACGCATTAGGCGGATGGCAGGAGGGAATGATTGTTATCGCGGCTAGACCCTCAATGGGTAAGACTATTGTCGGGCTAGATGTAGCGAAGGCGTCAGCTAAGTCAGGTAAGCGAGTGTTATTTCTTTCATTAGAGATGCCAAAGGAGTCTTTGATGTATCGCTACATTTCATCTGAAGCGCCAGACTATAAGTATTCTGACATCAAGGCTAATCGCATCACCCAAGAGGACGTAGCTAAGATTAGATTATCTAATGCTAGAGAACTTAAGCGCTTGCCTATATTCTTTTACGACTCAGATAATCGGGATATCAATTACCTATCAATGGTGCTGACAACCGAGTGTCGCAAGAATAAGATTGATATGGTAGTCATTGACTATATGCAACTAATACGAGATAATCAGATGCGCGGGCAGGATGACTTTAGTCAGGTATCATCTGTATCCAACAAGATACAAAAGCTAACTAGGAAGTTGAACATTCCAATCGTGTGCCTTAGTCAGCTATCTCGTGGAGCGGAGGGTCGGAGCGACAAGCGCCCTCAGTTATCTGATATCAGAAGTTCGGGTAACATCGAGCAGGATGCGTCAGTTGTTATTGGATTGTATAGACCTTATTACTATGCTCAAGCAGATGCGCGCGCTAACAATATGCCAGTTCCAGATAACGACTACACGCTAGAGTTTATCATCCTTAAGAATAGAGATGGTATGACGGGCGGTATCGTTAGGTACTGCGACGTAACTACGAATAGAATCGCAGATGAGGAGGAAGAATTGTTTAGGTTCACGGCTCAAGAGCCTGCTTATAAGAACTCTGTATTATCTAAGATGGAAGTTGACTTTGATAACGATGTAAAAATAGACCCCTTTTAATATGAACATATACCAAGAACTTAAGAAGTTTTCCCATATCAAATACTATGACGAGCCTCATAAGTATTTCATAGGAGAACAAGAGTTAGTATCAGGTACGGGATTCCTCAAGCTATTTAAGCCTGAGTTTAATGCTAAGGTAATGGCTGAGAAGTCAGCTAAGAAGTTAGGCGTTCCCGTTGAAGATGTCCTTGCCGATTGGGAATATAAACGAGAGTTCGCTGGTATGAAGGGCACACTAGTCCACAACTTCGCGGAGAACTACTGGTTCAATAAGATATTCCCTTACAATTCACAAATTGTAATAGATAAGTTCGGCGAAGACCATATCAAAGAGCGTTATGATGTATGCGTTCAGATGTTCCTTGACTTCTATCGTGACGCCTCCCCTGCCCTAACACCTATCACAATGGAGTTAGTTATTGGGGACGCAGAACTTGGGGTAGGAGGTATGGTGGATTGTCTATTCTATAATGAGAAACTTAAGGAGTATCAGATATGGGACTACAAGACCAACAAGCAGATACGAATGAAGTCAGAGTATCGCAAGCGTTTCAAAGCACCTATCTCTTTCATAGAGGAATGTGAGTACGAGACTTATTCTCTTCAGCTAAACCTTTACAAGTATATCATTGAGAAGAATACCAATATTAAGATTGGTCGATTGTACTTGGTGTGGTTGTTTGAGGAGAACGAATCGTATCAGGTAATTGAATGTAAGGATTATCAATCAACAATAGAGTTAATGTTTAAACACAAGAAATAATGAAACAGATATTTAAAAAAGGAGATAAAGTCTTTTGCCATTACTTTGGAGGTTGGGGAGTGGTTGAAAATATATATTTAAAAAATATCGTATTCCCTATTAGATGTTCTTTCCCATTAGGCAATGGTTCGTTTACTGAAGATGGTAGATTTTATTCAGAAGGTCCACCAATGCTATCCTTCACCGAATACACGCTTGAAGGATTCAGCCAAAAACGACCTGAGCCAGCACCTGAGCCTGGGGATGTTGTTTGGGTTAGGGATATGGAGTACGATAACTGGATGATTACATACTTTAGGAAATTTAACGCTAACACTGATGCTATATTAAAATATGGATGCAATCCAAGGAACTCAGCTGATTCAATGAGTATCTATTATTATAAATATCTAACAACCAAAAACCCATACGAGAATGAGCAATAAAGAATCAATCAAAAGGAGAAACCTTAGTGGCATATATATCTTTCATAAGTTTGAAAACGAAGAAAAGTCTATGCCAACCTCATTTGAGGATTGTCCAGTAGAAAGACAAAGAGAATGGATAGCCAAATTAGAAGACAGTTCTTTAAGAGAGTTAGCTTTAGAATTAGCCTATGTCCTGAAAAAAGTAGGTGAAGAATGTGATATTATAAAAGATTAATTAAACCCAACCAAACAATGGCACAATACAGAAAGAAACCAGTAGTTATTGAAGCGATTCAATTAACAGATGAAAACGTAGACTTGTTAGTAGAATTTTGTGGTGATAAAATTAAATCTCATCCGCTTATAGGAGTAGTTATCGAAACCCTTGAAGGCGATATGCTAGCAAACAAGGGCGACTACATTATAAAGGGAGTAAAAGGAGAATTCTACCCTTGCAAGCCCGACATTTTTGAAATGACTTATGAATCAGTAAACAATTAAACAATGAAAGACATACTAAACAATGAGATAGAAGACATCAAAGAAGGTGTCGGAATCTATCTAAGAGATGCCTATATGAGAGGCTACGAACACGGCGAACAGAGTCAGTTCCTGATTAATCAGAAATTATCTAATCCCAAGTTAATCCTTGGCGATTTCATCAAGTTCATTAAGAAGTACAAGATGACATCTGTTGACGGAGAGATTAAGTTCTCTGACAACGAATACGTTTATATGGATGAAAATGTAATATCAAGATTCTTATTACTATACGACTATGACGCGGAGTAAACTAATCCTACTTAACAAGACTAAGAGGTATATCACTGAGCTTGGGTATCTTTACTATATGGTTCCTGACGCTGGCAGTGTAATGTTATTAAAAGATGGTGGAGATAATAACCACTACCTGATGATTGTAATCACGGGACGCAACAGACTATGGGAATACGAGCGACGTCATTTCAGTATGGCTACGTTATATCCTGAGAAGTTTGAAGATGTGCAAAAAGGAATCGCTAAATATTTAGGACAATGGAAAAAGAATTTGTAACCTACGCGCAAGCATTAACCTTAAAGGAATTAGGGTTCGATGAAAGATGTTTGATAAAATCTGAACATACTAAAAAATGTGTAGAGAAAGAAAGACCTGGAGGATGTCAATTACATAATCTGCATTGTGGCTATCCTGATTGTACAATAGATAAAACTATTACACCAATTCCATTACCACTTAAACAACAAGTATTTAGATGGTTTAGGGAGAAGTATAATATTGCACACGAAATTAATGTTTATTCCACAACAGATGGGTACGCATTTAGCTTTAAAATATTGTGCAAAAAGTACACTCCATTTATAGATGCAAATGATACTTGGACTACCTACGAAGAAGCAGAGAATGCTTGTATAGATAAACTTATAGAGATAGCTAAACAATAAGACAATGGATAACATTTATTGGAGAACAGAAAAACCACCAAAGATTGGTCAATACATCGTTAACATTGGTGCTAATGGTATCAGTTGGGGATGGTGGGATGGCAACAATTGGAGAAAATTATGGCACGAATATAAGATAGATGTATCTGGTTGGTTGCCTACACCTTTACATAAACAACAAGACTAATGCCAATATACACAGGATATTCAGCTGATGGTTCAGATATGCAGGAATTTCAAGGTATGTACCTATCCTCGTGTGGGAACTTTTTTAGCAGTCATCCATTCACAAAACAAGAAGAGAAGGCTTGCAGAAAGGATGCGTACAAGAAGAGGATAAAGAATCTGATGAACTCACAATTTAAACAACAAAAAGATGACGAAAGAGAGTAAATATGGTAAAGTAGTCACTGGGAGTGGTGCACTAGAAATAATAGACTTTGTACAAGCAAATTTCAAGGATAATCGAGTAATAACTGTTGCCACATTAGAAGATGGAAGTTATGCTTTGCTTGTTGAGAATCCTGAATCATCAGGAAGAAACACAGTATCAAAGATGTGGTTAAGCAAAGAAAGCACACTGGGACTATTCAGTACTATATCAATGCTCTTTGAAGCAAAAGGTATTGATATGATAGAAGAGTTGAAACAAGCTGTTACCAGTGATGGGAATATATCTTATGGACTTTCAGATAACCTACAAAAACTAAAAGACAATGCCTGATATAGCAATGTGCTGGGGAGAAAATTGCCCCATTAAAGAAACGTGTTATCGTTTTACTGCCACCCCAAGCAAGTGGAGGCAGTCGTATTTCGCAGAGACTCCTATCAGAGAGGATAATACTTGCGAACATTTTATGGAGATTTGGAATAAACCTAAAAAAGAAGATGATGGAGAATAAACAGACAGCAATAGATTGGCTTGTGAAACAAGTTAAATTAGGCGACAAATCATTTGATGAATTCTTTAGGGGGGAAATCGAACAAGCCAAACAAATGGAGAAAGAGCAGATAATTGATGCTTTTGGCGAGAAAAGGCAGTTTATGGGATTTGGTGATAATGATGAATTTTGGATAACCGATATGACAGCAGAAAAATATTATAACGAAACTTATGGCAAATAAAACAGCAATGCAAGAGATGTTGGAATGGACAAGAAAGACATTCCCAATGGACTTGGATACACCAAGAATGATTGAAGATAAGATTGAATCATTACTAAAGGTGGAAGAGGAAGAACATAGGAAGATTGCAAGCAAGGCAAGGGAAGAGGGATGGAAAGAGGGTAAGTATGGCGTTTCAAGGTGGTAATAAATAATAAAACTTATGGAAAAATTAAATAGAGGTGACAAGATTTTTCTTGATTCAGAAAACAAAAAAGAATCATTCGTAAATGATTACTTGGAATGCAGGGATGGAATTGTTGAAGTTTACGAATACACTGACCAATCTGGATATGGTTCAAGAACAAGATTGTTTTTGTGCAAAAATACAAAACACGAATCAGTAAGTATCATTCGGCAAATCTGGAGTGACTATAATAAGGAATGGCTTGAGGAATATATGGTCTTTGACACAGATTCTTTCTTATTCCTTGAGGCATTGGTTAATGGCAAAAAAGACGAATACTGCGGAACATATTCTCTTGTAAGAGATTACTAAAAATTTAAACAGAAGAACAATGGAAAATAAAACAGCAATGCAACGAATGTTAGAATGGGTTAGAAAAACCTTTCCAATGGATTTAGACACACCAAGGATGATTGAAGACAAGATTGAGTCATTACTAAAGATGGAGAAAGAGCAGATAATAGATGCTTATTCATATGGATTTTGGAGAGGCAATAATGATGATGATTTTGAGCCTGATGAATACTATAAAAACCCATATTGTAATCCAGATAATAAATATTATGGAAAATAAATCAATCTACCTTTACCCGTATGTATTCTGGTGGAATGCATACGAAGACCTATGGTACGCTATCCCTCGCGAGCATTACTCCGAGTTTTGGAATGGCAACAAAGACGTCGCTATGAAGGCGCGTTATATGGAAGACTTAGTTAAACAATTAACATACGACGAAGATGAAGAAGATTAAATTAATGTACTACAAGTCAGCAGATGCAAGCGAGGTTTGCATTGTCGACTACAACGAACTTAAAGTAAATTTTTATGACAAAGAAGGGAACTATCGTTACCGATTACTTGGAGCAATCAACGACAGAATTGAAGCTAACCTGTCCTATAACGGATGGACTAAAACGAACGCCGCCACTATCAACAAATTCAGAGATGCAGTTCAAGAGATACAACTTCAGGAGAGTTAAAGGCTACTACCTTAAACTCGGGGGAATCATATACCGCGCAGAGAAATATCAGGATGTTCCTAGAGAATTGCGCTATAACGTTGTCCCCCATATTAGATTATTTGAATGGTATTTTTATAAGGTAGATGTAAGATGGCAAACGATGCAAAGAATGAAAACTATGAAAAAGCAATCCAGTGGGCTACTGAGTACCTTGAGAAGAATACTGAACCTAGGGAAGTAAGGTATAAGCAAGGCGTGATTTGCCATAGCGACATTGATATGGTAAAGACTAATCTTAATAGATTAATTCACGCCAAAGGACGTGCTCAACAAGCATCTTATAGGGCAATAAGAGAATTTAAGATTTATTTGTCTCAAAATTTGACTTAACAAAAACGTTTACCTATCTTTGAGTCAAGGTTGAAGGAAGTTAGTCACCATTTACCGAATAGCACGAAGTCTCGGTGTGAGTAGGGAGGGAGCAAGCATAGTTATCTGAGTTGGTGTGAGGATAACTATATAGTCAGGTGGCGGAATGGCAGACGCAGAGCATATGTAGCGAAAGACCATTGATAAGAGAAAGTGTATAGTCTTTTTGATATGGGGTGGCTTGGTAACAGGTGGAAAGTAGCGCAGCTCAAGGTTAAGATACACCTTTTACTCCTTATACAGGTTCGAATCCTGTCCTGACTACACTTTTAGTGATGTTGGTTATTATAGCATAGTAACTAAACTAATGACAGCTGGAAAGACAGCAAATTTTAGCCTGTAGTGTAATTGGTATACACTATGTTAATTGGTTTGCATCCAAGAGGTGTGTTAGCATAATAACAACATAGTCGCTGTCACGGTGACTTGCGGGTTCGAATCCCGACTGGCTACTAGAGAGAACCGTTAGTTTTCGGCTGTTTACAACTGGAAAACTAGCAGACGTCATACTCTATGACTGCTGGAAAGACAGCAAATTTACTTGTTTAAATATACGACTATAAATATTGGCAATGAGGTTCTCAGTCGTATAACCCTCAATACACGGTTTGCCACTGCAAGGTTACAAGTAATGACAGCTGGAAAGACAGCATTTTTTTTTAATGAGGTGGCGGAAGGTTAGGGGTGTCCCCTGACGATGGTAGACGCTAATTGTTGGTTAGAATGGAAACTTACACCACATAAATTAATCCATTCGTGCGGGTTCGAATCCCGTCCTCGTTGCTAGGTATATGCTCACTAACTTCCTATTTTCAAAATAGAAAGCTGACAGCTGGAAAGACAGCATATTTCGAGAAAAGGTGGATTGGGTAACGCAGGCTTCGTGGAGAAGTCCGATGATTAAACTGCAAATACAGGAAGTAGACCGAGCTTTGTTACGTACTTGGGGTAGCTACCAAGAAAGCATAGGATGTATGAGCGGTCATCAATATGGTTCGATTCCATATTTCTCGACTAGATAAGGTAGTGGATAGCAAACGGGCTCAAGTCCGATAAGGCTAAACGGTAAGCTTCTTTTTGAAAGACCACATTGCGGGTTCGAATCCCGTCCTTATCTCTAGATTTAAGATATGATAAAGAAAATAATACTAGACCGTATGAATAATATGCGGGCTAAACTCAAAGAAGCACAGCACGAGAAACTAACTAAATACGTTAGCGAAGAACGTTGCGACGAGTACAAGACTCGCATAGACGAATTGCAATGGTTACTAAAGAAAGTAAGCCTAGCTGAAAAGAATAGGTCTATTGTATCTGATAAAGAGCAATTGACTGAAGACATTGTAAAAGAAGTAATTGGACGCTTATCCTCAAAGATGTGATTATGATAGATAAAATACTAGAATACTTTAACGACGAGACTGAGTTGATTAAAGCGGATGGATTTGATGATGCTATCATTGGATTAGAACAACAACAGATGAAGTTAGTGTACTCTGTGCCTTTATGCATTGAGGTGCTAATGAAAGATGGGATGACTTTGGATGAAGCTATTGAATACTTTGAGTTCAATGTGAGAGGTAGCCTAACATTTGATTCCCCCTTGTTTGTTGACACTGACTGGGACTAATGCCTAAAATAGATTTCCACAGAACAGACTGCAGAGAATGCCACAATCCACACGAGTTAAGACTTGTAAGGAGATGCTTGGACAAGACATTTCGTTGTCAGAAGTGCGGTTATCCACACCTAGTTGAGATGACAACTAACGGATTCTTTCACTTGCATAAACGCAATGAACGAAACAAGATTTACCTGCGCAAGAAGGAGATGTGGGACAACGAGGCATACTTGAATGAGTTGATTCGTAAGAAGATTAAACGCTTCTCAGGTAAGTACAACAAGGAGCTATTAGACAAGTTCTACAAAGAAGGCAAGTGGCTCTGGGTATTGAAAGCCCGTAAGATGTTTATCGAGGAGGCGCATATGCTAGGAATATCCGCTTGGAATATCTTTAAGTTCTTTAGAAACAACGGGGGTATAATTGACTTGCGAACTATACAATCATACATAAACCAAACAACAACGTGAAAAAAAAGAGAGCACTCGAAGACCAAGAGATTAGAGATATGGTCGCTTATTACGCTAAGTGTCAGTCGCTTAGGGATTTTATAGATGAGAAAGTTGTTCCATCTAACTTCCATTTTCAAAAAATTAAACAATACTCTAACCTTTTAGTAAAAGAATTAGAGGCTCAGGTTGATTATCTGTTTAAGCAAAACGATAAAGATACCGCCGATGACTTGGTTCATCACTTTATTGATGCATCTCAGCAAGCGGATTACCTATATGAAATAGCGTTAAAGCTAGAGTTACTAGAGGAAGAAAAGAAAATAGAATGTGCAACCAGAGTATCAGCAATTTTTAGAGAATATGGAGTTGAAAAATAGCGAAGTGGAACAGACCACCACCTTTACAGATAGTGTGGTATTTGAAATCATCAAAGAGTTTGGTGAAAGAGCCGAGAAGGGTTACAATAAGTACGGAACAGATATGGATAGAAAAGATTTATCCGTAGCTGAATGGGCTCAGCACCTTAGAGAAGAATTGATGGATGGACTCGTCTATCTTACAAGATTAAAAAGAGATATTATTGAGTTAGAGGCAGAGTTGGAAGCATTCAGAACAACGGAATCCTTAGTAAAAGATGACAATAAGTCAATTAACGAGCTTAAGTTCTATGATGGTGCAGAATTTGTATCATATAAGTATATGACCCAACCAAGCAAAAAGCCATAATTGTTGTTTTGATTTCATAAGTGTGTGTGCGAAAAGGTAGCCTGTTATGCGGGCTATCTTTTTTTTATTGTAAACTATTTGTTTTATAGAAATCAATCAACTATCTTTGTCAAAGAAATCAATCAAACAATGAGAAAAACAAGATACAGCGATGTAGTCAGCAAGGCTGAGGTACTCGCAAATGACCCCAACAGCTACACCAGACGAGGTGCGCTAAAGTCCAAAGTACAGAGAAGATTAAGTAGAATGACTACTCGTATAGTATTCCTTACTCAGTTCGAACAACCTGAAGAAATTATTAACTATTAAACCAAACAAATAAAATATGGCACGTTCAGATGCACACACTGCTACAGCGCAGTCCCCAGTAACAAAGTACCTAACTTGGTCATCAGACGAGAAAGGTTTTAAAGTTTTCGACAAGAAAGCAGAAGGCAAGTCAGTTATTAAGTTGCCTATCAAGTTCATTCATTACGATGAGTTTGCAACTATCAAAGGATGGGACGAGAACAACAAGACTGGCATCTACTCTAATGAGGTTAAGAATACTAAGCAAGAGACTTTAACAGTAAGAACTAAGAATAGAGTTATTGCTGAAGGATTTTATCAAGACATCAAGCCTGTGGTAAATACGGCTGGTGGAGATTACAACGTTAGCTTATATGCTGAGTTAGATGGAGAGATTGTAAACTTTGCATTAAAGGCGTCAGCGCTTGGAGCTTGGTCTAATTTCTCTGCAGAAAATAGAAAGAAGTTCTTGAAAAACTATGTAACCGTAGTTGGTTCTAAGGAAGAGAAGAAGGGTGCAGTTAAGTATCATATCCCTGTGTTTGAGATTGGTGATGCTATTGAGGAGTCAGTTAGCGCTACATCTGACAAGAAGTATGATGAATTAGCGTCTTACTTTAAAGAGCGCGGTAATAGCGCAAACTATGCTACAGAAGAAGTTGCAGTAAGTCACCCTGACCCGATTATGCCTCCGCAAGAGTCTTCTATCCCAGCATTCGACGAGCCTGCTGATACATCTGAACTTCCTTTCTAATATGAGCGAGTTAGCATCACTAAAGAAAAGTACGATTGTCTCCGCTGACAAACGAGAAATGACAAACATTGTGAGCCAATATCTTGAGGATATGGCTTACAATGGCGGAGAACCTCTAAAAGACCTAGCGTTATGTAGAAAGTACATATTCTTGCTAGAAGAGTTAGAGAAGGGTCTTAAAGACTTTGCTATTAAGGAACTAGAAACATACGACAGAAATGAAACCAATGTACTTGGGGCAATTGTTAAGGCTGTCGATTCTCCTGGTAAATTTGATTTCTCTGAGTCATCTGCTTGGGTTAGTCAAAAAGCTAAAGTAGACGCTGAGACCAAAAGACTTAAAGACATCGAAGCGTTCGCTAAGACGCTTAAGTCTAAGACTACAGTGGTAGACGAAGAGACTGGAGAGACAATAGAATATTTCCCTCCATCTAAATCAAGTTCAACATCAATTAGAGTAACCTTATCGTAATGGAAAGAACATTTAATCAGGTGTGGGATAACATTGGAGAGCAACTCTATAACCTACACCGCCAAAAGATAGACTCAGCTAAGGCTAAGTTCGCCAAAGAGAAAGAAGATGATAAACATAATAAAAGAGATTAGGACTGAACTGGGTATGACTCAGGCGGTATTTGCTAGAGAGGCTGGATTCATTACCGTTCAGCAGATA